AAGAGACAGAAGCTCCAGAAGCAGTCGCAGACGTGTCTGACCGTCTGGACAACTTACTTGGCGAACCAGTAGAGGAGGAGCAACAGACGGAACCCGAAGAATTAGCAGAAGAAGATGAGGGAACTGAAGTAGAAGCTCAAGAGGAATCCGATGAGGAAGAACCTATTGAAGTGGAAGCAACAGACTCAATAGAAGTAGACGGACAAGTCATAGACTTGCCGGAGGGTACACCTCAAGAAGTTATTGAGGCGGTCACTGCAGCGATCACAGAGAAAGAGCGGTCGTTGAAGTCTGACTACACCCAGAAAACACAAGAAGCGGCTGAGATGAGGAAGGCAGCTATTGCACACTATGAACAAGTGCAGCAACAAGCAGTCTTTCAGCAAGAACATATTGAAGCTGTTTCACAGTTACAAAATATGGCAACACAACTGAAGGAGTTTGAGGCAATCAATTGGGATGCGCTGGCAGATAAAGACCCGGTCGCGTTCCTAAAGTACCAACACCAGAGAACTGAATTAAGAGAGGGCCATACCAAGCTGTCACAGCAACTGAACACCAGGGCAAATTCTGTGGCGCAACAGCAAGCTCAACAACTTAATGAAACAGTTCAAAAAGGTCAAGAGGTACTGGCTAATGATATACCGGGATGGGGCGCTGAATACGCAGCCAAGCTAAATACGTTCGGACAGAAGGCCTATGGCTTTACTGCTGATGAGCTTGACAATATTAGTGATCCTAGAATAGTTAAAGCCTTAAGCGATGCATTTAAGTACGGGGAATTACGAACTAAAGGAGTGAAATCTAAGCAGTTAAAGAACGCTCCCAAGAAGTTTGTTAAGCCTGGCGCTAAAATAAACAAAACTTCAGAAACGGAGCGCCGCCAACGCAAGAGTCTTAAAGACACAGGCAAGGGCGCTGCTACATTAATCGAAAAATATTTATAGAGGATTACACTAATGGCAACATTTCAAACATACCAAGCTAAAGGTGATAGAGAGTCACTTTCAGACATAATTAAAGATATCTCACCAGAAGAAACTCCAGCACTAAGTAACTTTGGTACAGGTACAGCTAATGCTACTTTTCAAGAATGGCAAACGGATGTGCTTGCAGCAGCTAATAAAAACAATGCGATTGTTGAAGGGGCTGATTCTACCCTGCCAGCAATAGTGCCTACAGTACGTCTAGGTAACTATGTGCAAGATGCAGAAGTTAGCTTTGCTATCACCAATGTGCAGGACAAAGTTAAGAAAGCTGGTCGTAAATCTGAAAGTGCTTACCAAGTAGAACGAGCATTCCGTCAGATCAAGATCGATATCGAAGCATCATTAACCACCAACAACGCTGCTGTTGCTGGCGCTGCTGCTACTGCTCGTAAATCCGCTGGGCTAGAAACATTTGCATGGGAAGTTAATTCCCACGGAACTGGTTCTCCAGTAGGTTCTACCACAGTTGTTACAGCTGGCGCTCCAACTACAGCACCTGTTGATGCTGGTACTACCAGGGCATTTACTGAAACACTACTGAAGGCTGTTATTTTGGCTGGTTTCAATAAAGGCGCTCGTTATAAAATGGCTCTATTGCCATTTGGACAAAAGCAAGCAATGGCTACCTTTGCAGGTGTTACTGGCACACGGATGAATGCTGAAGTTGGCAAGAAATCTATGGCTGGTATCATAGGGGCAGTTGATGTATATGTGTCTGATAACGGAGCTATTATGCTTACTCCTGATGCACACATGAGAACCAAGACGGTACTGTTGGTTGATCCAGAATGTGTTCAAGTAGACTTCTTGCAGACATACGAGCATGAAGAGCTTGCTAAAACTGGTTCTGCAACTAAGCATCGTGTTGGCGCTAACTTTACTCTAGCAGTTAAGAACCCAAGAGGTATTGGGAAAATTGCTGATCTTAGTTAAGTAAGCGTGTTTTAACCCTGCCTCTTGGTAACAGGGGGCAGGAATTAGAATATGTTAATAAAAGGGAACTACAATGGCTAGAAGATTGCTCTCACATAACAACCTGACCGGAGTATCTGAATATTTTCACGAAAATGGCGCAGATAGCGGTAATTATGTGATAGAGACTGAACAAAAGAATCTCGATCATATAACCGACTACTGCAAAGAGGCTCGTGAAGCTAATAAGATGAAGGGGTACGGTGAAGGTAAGGTAGACTATAAAATTCCGGCAGCTATTGCTGGGCAACTAATGAAGAAAGGGCTGCTCTTTGATACCGTATACATGGCTAAATTCAAGCGTGAGAACCCTCAGTACAGATTGTTTGATGCTGGTACTAAATATTTTAAAGGGGGCTTCTAAGTGAACTACACAGAGCTTAAAACACAAATAACGTCTTACACTAAGAGGGCGGATTTGGAAGCAAGCATAGATACATTTATAGACTTCTTTGAGGCTCATGCAAACGCTACATTACGGGTAGCTCCAATGGAGGTTAATATAACCGCAACCCCAGTAAGTGGGCTAGTTACTCTCCCAGCAGATTATCTAGGCATGAGGAGAGTTAAGTCAGGCACATCAACTATTGACTATGTAACTCCTGATAAATTCTTAGACTATGGCACGACTTCAGCAAACGTGTACACCATTGTTGGCAACGTACTTGATCCGAATACTTCGGAAGATATTGTCTATACGTATTACCAGAAAGTTCCGCCTTTATCTGCTACTAACTTAACTAATTGGCTGATAGACTCATACCCAAATGCTTACTTATATGGTTCTGTGGCAGAGGCAATGATCTTCTCAAAGGGTGATGCTTCCATTCCGTTACAACTACGGGAGGCAACACTAAATGGAATTATAAAGAGTGATAAAAAGGCTAGATGGAGCGGAACACCATTACGACAGAATACCTCTAATAAGGATGTTATATAGTGATTCCATTCTCAGCAGGATTTGCACCTGATCTTGACCCTACAACAGAGGGGGTCATTACAGACTGCACTAATATTGTTCCTACTTTAAGGGGCTTTGAGGGCGCTGCACAGGGTGTTGATGTTGGTATGGACTTATTACCATCTGCTGCCCTTCATGCCGGGCTAGTGGTTAAGTTAGATGCCTCTAGCAGACTAATTGCTGGAACTGCAACCAAGCTATATGAGAAGAGCGGAACATCCTGGGCAGATGTTTCTAGGACCGCTGCTTACAATGCCAGCACGACATATCCGTGGAGATTTGCTCAATTTGGCGATACAACTCTTGCTGTAAATAAGGGTGATGTTATACAGGCATCTACCACCTCAGGTGCATTTGCTGACTTAACAGCGCCAAAGGCTTCGGTAATTACTGTAGCCTCTGGATTCGTTATATTAGGTAATACGTTAGATGCTACTTATGGCGATAGCTTTGATCGGTGGTGGTGTTCAGCTTACTTAGATGCTACTGATTGGGTTCCTGCTATTTCTACTCAATGCACTACTGGTCGGTTAGTAGACTCTCCCGGTCCTATTACAGGCATGAAGCCATTCGGATATGATGTAGTTGCATATAAGAATAACAGTATGTACTACGGTCGATACTCTGGTCCTCCAGGTGTATGGGATTTCTCATTATTACCGGGTAATGTGGGAGCGGTTTCTCAAGAGGCAATTGCTGACATAGGCACAGCCCATGTATTTATTGGTAATAACGATATTTATCTCTTTGATGGTTCCTTGCCTAGACCAATTGGCACACCATTAAGGGAGTGGTTCTTTAGTGATTTAGATGTAGCTAATAAGCATAAAATTACCAACGCACATGACTTTGTTAACTCGCTTGTCTACTTCTACTATCCACGACTAAGTGGAACAGGAGAGCTTGACGGCTGTATAGTTTATAACTACAAAACAAATAAGTGGGGCTTGGCTCATAAGGAAATAGGAAGCGTGGTTGAGTATATTCTAGGTGGATATACTTGGGATACCCTGCCTGTAACAACATGGGATAGCTGGCCTGAAGTTGAATATGACTCACCTTTCTGGATAAACACAACAAAATATATAGCCTTTATCGGAACAGATCGGAAGGTTTATTCCATGACAGGCTCAAGCCTAACGGCATCATTAACTACTGGTGACTACGGTGTAGAGAATCAATATTCCCTATTAAGTAGAATCACCTTACGCTACCTAAGAGCGCCCACTACGGCAACTGCCACTAACTACTACCAAGAGGTCCACGGCAATACCTGGACAGCAGATCAGACGGTTACTGAGTCAAGTGGCAGGTTTGATTTATTCAGGTCCGCCCCGTGGCACAGAGCTAAATTTGATTTTACTGGAACGGTAGAGATTGCAGCAATTGATGCAGATATTAAGCCAGACGGGGAGCTATGAGGCTACCTAATAACCCAAGATTACCTGATGAGGATGTATCCTTAGTTCGGTTACTGGCTGATGTAATTCAGCAGGTCAATGGGGTAAACGAGGGGCGAATGAATGTCCGTCATGCGGCTACTACCGCAGCACCTACGACAGGCAGTTGGGCGCAGGGTGATATTGTATTGAATAGTACACCAAGTGAATTAGGCTCATCCCCTAATAAGTATGTAATAACTCAGTTCGTGTGTGTGGTTTCAGGTACACCGGGAACATGGGTGCAAGCAAGATCATTAACAGGGAATTAATATGGGCTTATTAGACAAAAAGAAAAGCCTACTTACTGACGAACAATCTCATTGGGGTGGTGTTGCTAATCGGTTAGTTGATGATGGCTTTAATTTTGGCGGAAGTTTATTGCGTGGGGCTGTAAAAGGGATTGGTAGTATTCCTGTTGAAACACACAATCTAGTTTCTGACATAACTGGATTTGGGCCTAAGATAGACACATTTAGCTCTAAATGGATTGGAGATAAATTAGAGCCATACTTACCTGATGGTAATCCTAAGACGCAAATAGCAGGAGAGTTCATTAATCCTTTTGGAGCGATAAAAGCCGCTTCTGCCGCTTTCCCATTAATGGGGTTAATGTTTGCAGGTAAGGGCGCAAAAACGGCTGATCTATTCAAGCTGCGTAAAGCTGAAGAAATGCTTAAAAAAGGCGCTTCAGATAGAGATGCTTATGCTAAAACAGGATGGACTCATGGCTTTGCTGATAAGGAGCCTAGATTTGAGATAGATGATAGTGGGTCAAGTGTTAAATCCGCTGTATATGATGCACAAGTTCCAAATCTGTCTCTTATACACATCTGACGCTGCCGACGATCTTACGCGTGT